TAGCAGGACTAGCAGCACCTCTTGTATTAGGTCAAGAGCCAACAACTATTGCAGCAACAGCAGCTGCAGGCCTTGCAATTAAGTCAGCTGGTTTTATCAAAAGGCATCCAGCTGGTGTCGCACTTACTGCGGCTACATTTGCTAGCGGAGCAGCTATTGGCATGAACATTACTCCTTCTCCGGCTGCAGAAGGAAATATAGAAGAGGTTATTCCGGCAAGACAGTCAGCAATTAGAAGACTAAACTATTCTACTGCAGGGTTAGTTCAGTCTATACATAATAATAGGAGGATGTAATGGTAAATGTAGAAAGCTTACTTAGCCCCAGCGGAGGTAGAGGTTACGAAGATACAGTAAACAGCGGCCTGTCAGGGTTAGTTTTAGGTCTTGGACTTAGCGAAACCCTATACGATAAATTTCTTGGGAAACCTGTAATGGAAGAATTCAGAAGTAGTACCCAACCTGGGTATAAAGCAAAAAGAAATAAACTACTTAAAAGTCTAGAAGCATTAAATAAGAAATTAGAAACACTTTCAGACAATGACTATCCAACAGAAAACCCAGAGAAAGTTAGACGCGCAAGAGACAAAGTAAAGGAAGCACTAAAAAATCATAGAAAACAATACAAAGCCCAAAAATCAGCACTTAAGACAACTCTTGGAATAGATAAAAAATTTATTAAGGGTGCGTCCTGGATGACCCTAGTGTCTTTTGGGCTAGATATAGCAATAGAAGGATTTACTCCCGGAGTCAGTAAAGTAGCAGCAAGAAATGATCAACGATCTATGGAATTCCAAAATCCCCTAGATAGTCAAGCCTCATATACAATGAGGCAAAGAGCTGTAATGGCTATACATGATTCTATGATGAATGTTAAGAATGTCATAGGTAACGAAGCACAATTTATGCATCGGTAATTTATGAGACGTAAATTATAACAACCGTTGACCTTTAGATAATCCCGATGCAAATAGAAAAACTAAAGATCCTAATATTTGATATAGAGACTGCCCCTTCGCTCGGTTGGGTATGGGGCAAGTTTGATCAAGATGTAATAAGCTTTGATAGACACTGGTATATGTTATCATTTGCCGCAAAATGGCTAGATTCTAATAAAATTATTAGCTATGGCCTACCAGATTTTCCTGGCTATGAAAAGAATAGAGAAAATGATAAACATCTTGTCAAAAAGTTATGGGAACTGTTAGACGAAGCTGATGTTGTTATAGCGCACAATGGGGATAAATTTGATATAAGAAAAGCTAATGCAAGATTTGTAGTACATGGGCTAAAACCTCCTAGTCCATATAAAACTATAGATACTCTTAAAATAGCTAGAAAGAATTTTGCTTTTGATAGTAATAGGCTAGACGATCTAGGAAAAGTTCTAGGCCTAGGAGAGAAGGTAAGCACCGGCGGATTTAAGCTATGGGAAGAATGCATGAGAGGAGATGAGAAAGCCTGGAATAAGATGAAAAAGTATAACAAGCAGGATGTACTCTTACTAGAAAAAGTTTACAAAGCATTAAGGCCTTGGTCTAAGTCTCATCCTAGGGTAACAGTAGACTCTGAAAATATTTGCCACTGTTGCGGATCTTCTAATGTACAGCTTAGAGGATTTAATTATACAAAGTTTAACAAATTCCAGAGATTCATGTGTAAGGACTGCGGTTCCTGGACACAGGGTCATCCGCTAAAGCTACAAGCAAGATAATATGTCTGATATACAATATATTCCGGAAATAGATTATAAAGCAAATGGATTTACTCCTCTAAAAGATGCTCCCCCTGGAGATCTATGTAGTAACTGTATAACGTACTATGACATGTTGTACAAGAAAGGAGTAACAAAAAATCCTTTCCCCCCAAACTGCAAAAGACATATATCAAATGTAGCTGCTGCGCTTGACCCTAAAGATTTTAGGGACATAGACGAGTACGAGTTAGCTAAGATTATTACAGATCCTATAAGCTGGGCTTACGCTGAATTCGAGTGGGAACCTAGATGGTATCAAGAAAGAATACTGTCATGTACATCCGATAAAAAGCTTATAAGAGGCGGTAGACGTGCAGGCAAGTCAGAGACAATGGTTATAGAGATATTGTTTGAATTATGCACAAATGACAATCATACCGTCCTAGTGATTGCCCCCAGCGAAAGACTGGTTAGCAGATTCTTTGATGAAATGAGGAAGTTTATAAAAAAGAGTCAGAATATAACAAACTCTATATCTAGATCTACAAAAGGTCCAAACCTTATAGAACTTAAGAATGGGTCAAAAGCGTTAGGTTTCTCTGCTGGACCGGCTAGCTCTAACGGTGCTGATAAGATCAGAGGCCAGGATGCTCACTTAATTATTATTGACGAGCTAGACTTTATTAAAGAAAAAGACATTGACGCCATCATGGCTATCTTAGCATCTCACCCAGAAGCTAGAGTTATAGCAGCTTCTACGCCACAAGGTTGGAGAAAGAAGTTCTATACTTATGTAGTAAACAAAGATATTGGATATAAAGAGTTTTGGTTTATTTCTGCAGAAAATCCTACGTGGACATCTCAGCAAGAGCAATACTTTAGGAACTCATATAATGAGGCTGCGTTTACTCACGAGTTTCTTGCAGACTTTGGAGATCTAGAGGATGGTGTATTCAAAAGAAAGCACATAGATAAGTCTATTCAAGATTATCAATATTCCGATGTACCAGAACAAGGATATAAATATGTACTAGGTATAGACTGGAATAAGAGTGCTGGAACGCACATGGTAATAATGGGTTGGGATGGGAGTAAGCTGAAACTAGTCAATAAAATAGTTGTACCAGAATCTGAGTATATGCAGACTGAATCAGTAAATGAAATTATAAGATTACATACTATATGGAATTTTAAGCATATATTTGCAGATGCTGGATATGGCACTGCTCAAATAGAGATGATAAAAAGACATGGCCAAAGGAACCCATCAACCAGGTTGGCGGAAATAACTCAGGCCTTACATATGAATCAGAATGTAGAAATTCTAGATCCAGTATCTGCAAAACCAGTAAAGAAGTTTGCAAAACAATTTATAGTACAGCAGACTGTAAAACTATTAGAAGATGGAGCTATTATATTACCTAAGTCTGAAGACACAATGACTACTGTAGATGCCAAGCAGATGGGGCTTATACAGCAGATGAGAAACTACAGAGTAGAGAACTACTCAATATATGGACTAGCAAGATTTAGTCAAGGTGAAGACCATACCCTGACGGCGTTTATGATTGCCTGTGCGTGCTTTGTTCTAGAAGAGGGAGATCTAAAAGAAGTTCAGTATTCTACTAGAATAATAGGAGTTCCTGTTACCAGCAACAATAATCCTCAGTACAGTCCTACTGAACTGGAAAGGCTAGAGGATGCCAAAAAATATAGACTAGAGATGACTACAGGAAAGGCTAATACAGGACCAAAACCAGCCGGAGTCAGGGACCTGGATGTATCGGCTAGAAAGCATGGCCACATGTATGGGAGGTCTATGGGAAGTTCTGGTTCTACAAGAAATAACCTAGGTAGCCCTAGACGTAAGAGTTTCTGATGCCACAAAAAATTGGGTACAACGGAATACCAGAATTTGATAGGCCTAGGAAGCTTATCGAAGATGAAGATTTAGGTCCAGATGTTTTACGAGATGATAAACCTCCTCCTAAGGAGGACGCTAGAAAGGTAGCGACAGAAGAACTATTTAGAGGCTTAGCTAAAACCCATTTAAAAGGTAAAGTCCTGCTTAAGGGACTAGCTGGCATGGAGCCAGCTGCATATATCCCAATTGATGAGGGTTCTGGAGATGTATCAGCAGCAGCACTAAGACTTGCCGCATCTGAATCTAGGCAAGGTACGGTTATTACTTATGCAATGTTTCAGAGATCAGTTGATGCTATATATGAAGAAAAATGGCAAGTAAGAAGGAAGTACTTTAATACAGACATCCCAGCTACTGGGGCTTCCCAGGCTGTAATGATATCTCAGAGCACTAAAACTACTAATGAAGGTATATTTAATGATTTCATTAACGGAGTAGGAGCAGCCGGAGCATTCTTAGCCGCTTTAGCAATAGCTCCGTTTATGTCAGACATATTTCTAGCATTGTCTAACGAAGAATCTGCTGCTAAGGTTTCTTTTTCAGCAAAAGTATTAGCTGGTATAGCTATCCTGCTAGAGTTGGGCATAAGAGCAGCCAAGATAATAGAACTGTTAAAATCTTTAAAGGTTAATATCCCAGACTCAGAAAATGTTGTTAATAACCTAGCTACAGATAGGGAAGCTAGGAATAGGGCACTACAGGGAGCCGGAGTAGACTACGAAGATCTAGTAGGATCCCTGGAAAAAGACGATAACAAAAAAATTATAGATTACGTAGCCCAATACTACAACAGATATGGTGGACTTATAGGGCCAGGAGAATACCTGACTATAGATCACTGGATAGCTTATATGCACGTATCCCAGAATCAGCTCTTAATAAGAGGAGCTTTGGATATAGCAGATACCTACTCAGAAAAATTTGCTGAGCTGAGAAGTGGTGTTAGCTCGGACACGCCAATAATAGAATCTAGTGAAGAAACTGTAAACTCTAAACTTCCTAGACTTGATATCTCTGTTGCTCTATCAAGCTCAACCAGAGCACTGAGAGAAAGAAGTAATGATATGTATGATGATATATTAAATGCATTTATGTACCAGATAACGGATCAAGATATATGTTGTTTAGTTTCTCTTTTTGGAGCTTTCAAAGATACTGATCTTCTTAGAACTATAGCAGCAATCCTTAGAATTTTAGCCACTGATCTAGGATTTGAGATTGCTAACATGCTCAACCAGCTAAAGATGTATGTTACTAACATGATCATGGGAGCATTATTCCAACTTGTAAATGAAATGAATAAGATAATGCAGAATATACTACTTAAAGTTACAAAAGCCTTTACTGTAAAAATACCAGGGCTAGAGCACTGCATAGGATTATTAAGCATAGGATGGGCAATTGTAAACGCCCTACAAGTCTTGTTCAGAATCATAAAAGACTTGATAAAAGAAATAATGTCTATAATCAATGACTATGGTAGAGGAGACAATCTTGGGTGGACGGTATCGGCCGACAGGAGGCACTTATATGGCATAGCTAGAATACTAGAAGTATTGGCCACAAGGCTAGACATGGCAAGTGTGTGTGCTACCGACACATCTGAAAGCACACCTCCTATAGCAAGAGACGTAGAAATAAGTGACATCGCGGCTGGAGATGTTATATACAACATTATAGGAAAAATGCCTCCGAGTCTAGATATCAGTAATCAAGAAATTGAAAAGTACTTCGGACAGATGCAATCTAAGACAAGCCAACGACTTAAGTTCAAGTACGGAATATTAGACATGCAAAACGCTAAGAGCAATGATGGCAATAGTTGCATGGAACCATTGCCTCAAGAGGCTTTAGACGAGATTGTCAATAAATTAAAATCAGTCCTAAATGAAGAATAACTAATATGGCAAATATAAAGTTAAAGGACATTAAGCTAGCTCTTTCTGAGGCTACACTCTCTAATATACAGAGAGCCTTAGAAAAGAGGACAAAGATATTAGGAAGAGCAAGAAGTTACGAGTCTAAGGGCTATACAGAAAACTTTACAAGAAATACTAAATTTATTGCTCCAGTATACGATCTATCTGAAATAGCTAGATGTGCTGACGTTGAACCATATGTGATGAATTCTATAAAGAAGCACAGAATTCATATTCTAAAACATGGTTTTGAGATAGTAGGAAAGAATCAAAAAACTGTAGATTATGTAAACAATAGACTATACGAGATTGCTATGGTAACTGGTATACCTACCATGACTTGGGTCAGAGAGTTTGTCACAAATGTGGTAATGTACCATAATGGTTATCTGGTCATAAGAAGGGACGCTGGCAGGTCCTCTGGTAAGCAGGTCAGGATGTACGGCAAAGTAATAGATCCAATAGCTGGTATTTTCGTGATGGATCCTATAACAACCGAGGTAGAAGTAGACTACTACGGAACTCCAATAAAATGGAGACAAGCACTGTATAATAATAACAAAGCTGAAAGAGTAGAAAAACAGTTTGATGTAGAAGATATTGTCCACGTTGCGATAGACAGAAAAACTGGATTCACATTTGGTACTCCTTATCTCATAAGTGTCCTAGACGATATTAGAGCTTTAAGAAAACTGGAAGAGCTAGCCCTAGTGCTAGCAGAAAGAGAGGCTTTTCCGCTCTACCACTACAAGGTTGGCACTCCAGATAGGCCAGCTATGATCTACGAGGACGGATCTAACGAGGTAGATACCGTAATAGGTCAGTTATCTTCTATGCCTTCTCAAGGGTACATAATAACCAGTGAAAGACATGACGTACATCTTATAAGCAGAGAAAGCTCATCATTAGATATATATCCACTAATTGACTACTTTGAATCTAGAGTTTTAGGTGGATTATCCCTATCTCCTTTAGACTTAGGTAGAGGAGATACTGCTAACAAGGGGACTGCTACTAGCGTAAGTCAGAACCTAGAGAATTCTGCCTTAGACTATCAGACCGCTATCTCTGCCCAACTGACACAATCTATAATTATACCTCTATTGCTGGAAGGAGGATTTGATGTAAACCTAGATAACATGGTTTACTTCACATTCCCGTTAATAACTAAAGAAGAGCAGAGAGCCCAAGAAAATCAGGGTCTTCAGTTAATGCTAGGAAACGCTATAACTGTTGACGAGTTCAGAAGAGATTATCTGAACAAAAAGCCAATGTCGGAAGAAGACATGGCTAATACCCTTAGGGCAATGACTCTTGAGGACCAGATAAAGCTAGCTAGGGTAACAGCAAAAGCTAAGATGCCCCCGGCTCCTGCAGCTCCTACAAAGTCTGCTGCTAATGCAGCTGCAAATAAGGCAAAACCAGCTAATCAATACGGATCAAAGGTAAAAAGTAGATTTACAAAGAATGATCTCTTTGAGCCATTACAGGTATACTTTGACCATCTAAAAAAGGAAATTACATCTATATCCCCTACTGATACAATTTCAGTAGAAGACTCTGTTTCTATTTACATGACTACATTCGTAAAAGACTGTGTAGCTGCAACTTCTGATTCTCTCATGGATATGGTAGACTCTGGATTCTCTGTAGCAAAGGAGCAATTTTTAGAAAGGAATTCAGATTTTAATGAACCCATAGACTATATAGGAGAAAGATCTTTGTCAAGATTCAAGACTAATTTCATTTCTGGTTCTTACTGGAAAGTCTTAAATCCACATAAGTCGGCTATAATAAAGAGTCTGACTCCAGATTCTGATAATAATTCTAGTTCTTTCTTAGCAATCAAAAATATAGAAATAATCAAAAAATCTATACAAAGTCTGCTAAACGATCAAATTGATACCGCATTTAGATTCGGCTTCATAAAATTCGCAAAAAGAATGGGTTACAAATTTATTGAATTAGTAGATAGTACCAGCAAAGAAGTAGTTGAGCAAATACCTATAGGTGATGTCATCTATAAAGAATTCATACCAACTAAAGAAAATGCGAACTGCGAGTTGAGACTACCACTAGGAGATGTAAAGTAGTGAAAGCATTTAAGTTCATAGATTCAGTTCTTGTAGATCAACCTACAGAACTATCCATAAAAAGTCAGGCTATAGGAATTGTCAACTCAGGCAAGAATCCTAAATTAAAAGTAACAATGGACGCCACCCACTCCGGGGTGATTACAAATCGGAGAGTGTACCCAGGAATAAAGGTACAAAAAGGCTATAAAACATTCTTTAGTAAAACATCTGGTGGAGAAGCTGAGTATGATAAGCCAGTCCTTCGTCACCACTCTATAGATCAGGATCCTATAGGTAGAATAGTTAAAGCTACGTTTAGCCCTCTAAAGTCTGGTCAAGATTTTGATTATGATTACAAGATGCCGGACGCAGAAGGATCAAGAGGATCTGGAGTAGTAACTATTGACGCGATAATAACGGACCCTGACTCGATCCAAAAGATTATAGATGGTAGATATCTGAGCATTTCTGTTGGACATAGCACAGACTCAGTGGCCTGTTCCATCTGCGGAGATAACATATTCAAGTGCGAGCATACTCCAGGAAGGATGTATGGTCCGGGTGGAGAGGAGCTAGAAGGCGATAGCATTGATGATGCTCTAGAGGCTAAACTCTGTTACTACATAACTGGCAATATGCAATATAATGAGGCTAGCTTTGTCAACATGCCAGCTCAGCCTCCAGCCAAGCTAATAAACTTCCAGTGGGAAGACTGCAACAAATACGAGCAGTTAAAGAAAGACAACATCCTCATAGAGTCTATGAGTAGAGGGAAAAAGGCGATGGTTCGCGCTTTCTCGCTCCAAGACGAAAGTGGGGAATATAATCTTCTGAAAGGCACCTCTCACAGTGCTCAGAAGAAGACAATTATAGAAATGACCGGTCCAAAAACTACTCCTAATGTAGACAATGTGAAGTCTGATGAGACATCAAATGTCCCTCAGGCACTTAATCCTAAGTCTAAGAAGGACGTACACATGGATTCGGATAGGACCGATAATAGATCTAAACCTAAGGAACGCATTAACATGGACAACGAGGAACCAAAAGTGACAGATAGTGGACTAGATCCGGCTGTCTTGTCGGCCTCGCTAGAGGCACTCACGAAAGAAAGAGAAAGAATGCAGAAAGAAATGGCTGTTGCTACTACAAAAATTACAAATCTAGAGAAGACTGTTGAAGCTAAGACATCTGAGATAGAGAGACTCTCTAAGGCTCAGACGGACATGCAAGTAGAGATGTCCAAAGCATTAGCAACGGCTCTTGCATCAGTAAGAGCACAGCTAAAGAAGCCTGACACGAATGGGCTAGATAGCCTAGATAAGTTTAACAGCTACTCTGATAAACTTTCTAAGCGTTCGGTTGAATCACTAAAAGATTCTCTTGCAGATCTCATACTAGAGCTTTCAGATCAGATGGAAGTAGAAGTAAAGAGTGAAGCAAAGAATGTTAACGAAATTGTTTCACAAGATAAGGTTACAACACCTTCTCCTGTCGATAGCAAGAACAGTGTCCAAGCTGGAAGTAAAAAGCCTTCTAAGACTCAGGACAATTTCAAGAAACCTGTTGATCAGGTTTTTGGCGACTAATAATTAACGGAGTTTAATTATGGCATTAAGAATCCCACGTGGGTATGCGGTAAACCGCCCATACTTCCGCGAAGTCTGTGAAGGCGTGAGACCTAACAGCCAGGCAGCACCAAGACTGCCATTCACCGGACTAGCGCATGTTAGAATAGACGAAGTGCATCACGATCCTATCGTGATTGACGCAGGTACCATTATTGGTATCATAACTGGTGCAACTGGCACAGTGGCTGGCCACGGTCAGACAGATCAGAGAAAAGCGTTTGTTGCTGCCAACTCTGGCTTCTTTGTTCCAGCTATGATGGGCTACGGTACAAACGTAGTTGCCAATCAGACTGGAATTGCAACAGCAGGCATCCTGGCAAATCAGTCAGTTCTAATTAACATTGGAACTACGGATGCAGAAACAACCTGGGGAATTGCTGGTGCGTCGGGTACTGCATTCAACGTAAACGTTGGTGAAGTTAAGCCTATTGGCGTAGTGACGCAGCCTATCTACAGCTCATATCTACCAATAGCCTTCACAAACTACAAGAGACAGCACTCAATCGGTTTTGTAACAGATTACGTTATTCAAATTCCTGCTACTAACGATGAGGAGGTAGCGATAAACGCTGGAGATGCTGTGATGTTAGGCTCTGGAGTTCACCATGGAGCCGGTGTTGCTTCTCCTTATAGCGCACAGAAGCTAGCTGGAAGATACGCTAAGTTTAATAGCCTTGTCAATAACGCTGAAGAGAGAAGAATAGGTAGATGTCTAAAGAAGACATACCTAGGTCAGGGCGGAGCTAGCGTAGCAGAGGGAACTCTACTAGCTAACGCTCTTGCCGATTTTACAGCTGGAGCAGATCTTGCTGCCGAATTCGCAGGACTCGAAAGAGTTCAGACTGTACCAGGTCTTCCTGGCCTCTCAGGCTCAGAGACCAAGGGTGTACCGTCGTTCTTACTTGGGGCACGCGCAGACGCTCAAAAGCGTTTCTGGGCTCTGACCATTCTAGTAAGACTGTGACCAATAAGGAGATAAAAAAATGGAAGATATCAAATTAGACGCAACGTTTACCGAAGATCAGAAGAAGGTCGCGGTCGCACTCTACAAGAAGCTAAAGGACGAGGTTGACTCGGAGGTTAGCAAGAGAGTAGGAGACTTCAGAGGAGAAGACGAGTTTGTTGATGCCTCAGAAGACACAAAGCTGGCTCTCAAGGATCGCAAGAGACTTGACCAGATGACGAGACTATGGAAGAACAATGGCTATGTAGATGGTGCTAAGGAGCGCGTTAAGATGGAAGATCTATTCCGTAAGGATATAGAGCTCACGTCGCAGATGCGCGATAACTTCAGCACGGATCACCCACTCCTTCTTCCAAGAACAATCTCGACAATAGCTAGAGAGGCGATTGAGCCAAACCTAGTTCTTACTGGACTGCTCCAGAGAATCTCCTTCAGCAACGGCACCAGAATTGTGTTCCCTTCGTGGGGTGGCGCAATGCAGGCTGCTGACCTAGCGGAAGGTGAAGAGTATCCAGAAGGCAGCATGGAGCTAGCTGGTCAGGTAGAGGCTACGATTGGTAAGTCAGGTATTGCCCTAAAGGTTACCGAAGAGACCATTCGTTACAGCCTTTACGACGTCGTATCGATGCAGGTACGCGCAGCTGGCCGCGCCATGGCTCGTCTCAAGGAGAAGAAGGCTGTTGACCTGATTACGGCGGATTACGGCACAACTGTGCTTGATAACACGTCGACAGCCTACAGATCAACAACTGGACGTGATGCTTCGGGTGCCTACAATGGCACGCTAACTCTCGATGACTTGTTCGCGGCTTACGCGATCATGACAGAGAGAGGTTTCACGCCTAACACTCTGATCATGCACCCGTTTGCATGGCAGATTTTTGCGCAGGAAGGAATTGCTAGAGCCTTCGGATTCCACAACGGCCTAAGCCCACTAATGTGGCAGATGCCTCAGGGTCAGCCTGGCAACTCGCCTGGTTGGAGAGTCGGTGGTCTTAACCAGAACACCTATGTCTCGCAGCCACAGCAGCTAGCGACCACGTTTACGAACGTTCCCTCGCCATTCCCAACGACGTTCAGAATCGTCGTTACGCCTTACATGCCATACAACGCTTCGACGCTTCGCACGGACATCGTCCTCTGCGATTCTAACGAGCTTGGCTTGCTAGTCGTCGACGAGGAGCTGACAACGGACGAGTGGACCGATCCAGCCCGTGACATCAAGAAGATCAAGATGCGCGAGCGTTACGGCATGGCGGTCATGAACGATGGAAGAGGCATTGGTCTAATGAAGGGCATCAGAGTTGCCAAGTCGTTCGACTTTGCTGATAAGTTGTCGGTGTTCGTAACTGGTCAGGGCGCAGGCCTGATAACGAACCCGCTAACATCTGATGGCCAGAGCGGATTAGTCTGATAGTAAATAATTAGAATGACAAATAAAGGGGATGGTCCTAGATAGCTCTGGGATCGTCCCCTCATCAATTAATGGGGTCTTTAAATGAGTAAGATAATAAATATTTACAACAGTGTAAATTCAGGAAGAATGGCTATTGTTACGTGTGGACTCCATTTTGATAAAGGCGAGCTGACGTCAACTAATCAAATTTTAACTGAACTTGGTGCTATAGGCTATCCGCTTTACGGAGGAGTGCCGTACAGACAAAGAGTCAAGTGGGAGCCATTTGGCGTCAGGCACTCTGATAACTCAATCAGATATGCTAGAGTACAGTTTAGAACTGAGATAGATCCTAATAGCGAAAAATCCTGCACTGTTAGTGTCCATAACAGCGACTATACTGGCTATAGAGTTTTTAACTTTGATAATGCTAATTATAATATATTCTCTCAGGTTGAATTTCAACTAAGAATAAATGGGCAGACAGCAGTAATTAGAGGATCTCAGCTAAGCAACATAGATACTACAGATGATGCTGGCTGCGTCAGAAGATATAAAATATTTACTAGACCATTTAGCTCAATGCCTTGGATATGGGTAGAGCTAGTTGTAGATATTCCAAACCCTGGAGCGGTGGACGCGCAGGGAAACACCTGGACAAGTGCTCCTATACGACATGCCGAATTTTGGCTAAGACTTGGCTGTAGTTTTGCGCAAAGAGGCCTAGGTCAAACTTATGGACCATATAACGAAGCTCAAAGTAGATTCAATTTTTCCGAAGGAATAAATCTAGACATAGTTGGATGCGACTCTGCATTTAGATTTGAGTCCTCAGAATTATACGGAAAAACTAACGTAGGCACAGGAACTACAAGAGCTCAAAGATATTTCTTGCACGATCATACTAATGGGTATTTTAATGCTGGTCAGATGAAGATGGGGACCTCTAAGAACTGGAAAGGGGTATTACTTCTAGGGCCAGAGCACTGGATGTTTTATCCGGAAAGAACAAGTGAGATTTCTGCGGTCGCCAGAGGCTGGGGTCCACACATGCCTCCAGTTTTTGAGAACATAGATCCGCCACCTAATGTAGCAGCTCCAAGCGATCCCAATCACAGAACAGATTGGAAAACAAGAATAAATAATTTAATCAACTCCGCAGGTTTTGGTAACCTAGGCAGTAGACCTCACAATGCAACTCCGTATGGACCTAAGCCAGATATATCAGGACCTGGAGATCAGGGATTGTTCGGATGTGCTTATCATCATGCTCCACTATATCATATAATATTATCTGCGTATCCCCTAGAGTTACCTTATATAGTAAGGGCAATGAGACTAAACGGATTCAGACCAAACTTTATATACGAAGCAGATGGCAATAAATGGAGACTAGCTAATTATCCTGCCTCGTGGATATGGAATACTGAAATTTTTAATGGTAACGGAAATATAGGCGGAGCTAGCCCAGATTTTGCCGGTGTGTTATGGATGGGCTACGGAAGCCAGGCTCAAAAATCTAATGACGCTGGAGCCGTTAGAAATTGGGACAGTCCTGACAGACAACACTGCTCAATGCAATTATTTGCTGTCGCAGCTATTATGACAGCTGATTACTTTGCCCTTGAATTTTGTGATATGTATGCAGAGTTCATTGGAGCTGGAGTATCTGGAGTAATAGGTCAAGGAATTAGAAATGACGTAACAAATGTTATAAATAGCTGGGAAGCAGATAGAGCCTCGGCTAGAGTCCTAGAGACTCTTATACCTATGTATTATGCTACTGATAATTCGGTAGCCCGTATCGGAATAATTAGAAGATACTGGGAAGGCTATCTAAAGCTAACTAGCTGGAGATTTGGTAGAGCTCCATCTATAGATAAACTAGAATTTATGGATTGTAAAAATTCATGGGCAGGATCTACCGTCTCATGGAACCCCCCTGTAGGGGTTGCTTGGCCTGCGGTGCAGAGCTCGTGGATGCCAGGTGACCTGTTTTCTCTCTATGCAGGAGAAACTCCATTTATGTATCCATGGCAATTATCGTTTGTTGCTTCTTCCTGGTTCTTAGTTTCTAAGATGTTTAAAGATTTATATCCTAATGGTGCTTACATGACAATAGGAAATACTTTAGCACAATCTACGATTACACTACAAGATCCAGGTGGCAATAGAGCAATTATTTCCGAGTCAATTGCTAAAAACATAGCTAGAGATGTTGCTGCAACTGTTATTCTACACTGTACATGGAAATTTGGTCCAGGAGGAGCAAGTGTTAATATAGATGGGGACGGAGTAGGTAAAGAGTTATACTTTATATCTATGAATGTTACAAAAGGGCCAACTGACACACACGTTACCCAAGAAAGAGTTAACTATTGTTTCCCACTAGGTGGCATAATAAGAGGAGAAACATCTGGTACTCAAGCAAGAATATTAGTTGTCCAAGGAGCAGACCCATGGCAACTAAACCCAAACAATGGTGACTACAGAGATACACTTAATGGTAAACTATATTTAGAAAAAATTAGCGGTCCAGGATTCATAAATGATGGAAGCTACATATTAGAAAATTTAAACTCTATTACTAATAACTACAGATCTACTGAGTATTACCAAAATGGATTTGGTGCATTCTTGAATGCTGGATGGTACGGTATGCCAAGTTACTGCGTAGACGCTGGCGGCACCTCTAATGGCTCAGCCGGATTGGGAGCTAATTACAGAAAACCATTAACCTGGACACAGATGCTTGCTGTAGATAGCAGGAGAAGATGGAATGGATATACTTTAGGAGGATGGAACTATACTCAATTTTATAGGGACTATGGTATATGGCATGCGGCTGCTGTGACAATAGTATTAGATGGTCTAAAAAATAACTACTACACTACAGCTGATGCTGCAAGATTCCCAGTCTCTAGGCTCCAGGCAAAAGCGAATGTTATAAGAGATGACATGATTGCTCTCGCATCTAACTCTAGTAATATATGGGACCTAACTATATGGCCATTCTTTGCGATTAAGGCAGATTGGAGAAATATAGGATATATAGATATTACCACTAATAATATATTTATAGCTAGGTCTATAGTTCCAGCTCCGTCGATTACTGCGCAAAGAATTGTAACAAATGTAAGAAATCCTCAAGAAGTAACCGGTAGAACGCAGATACCAACTGCAGTCTTAATAGTAGTAAATCCTATAAATGTGATTATTCCTGTCTTAGGCTCTATAAATGCAAGAGGATTCCCAAATAATCGGACTGACGATCTTGCGCCCAGGATAACTTTAGACTTTGGTGCCCAAGCGGATGCTATATCTTCTAGTACTGATATCCCTGAGTCTGGAGTGCTGGCAGTCCGTGCCCCTAGTGGGCCTATTATAAATGTAGTAATAAATCTATCTATGGACGCTCCAACTAGGATACCGCCTGTTACAGTTTTCCCAGAAATACTAGTTGCGCCTGAAGATTACCCATTACCGACAGAAGAGGAAAATCCATTCTACGATCCTATAGATCCTAGCACTGTGATACTTCCTAGAAGGATTATCTATAGCACTGTGTTTACTCCTGATATTGGCATACCATCATGAGCAACCGATTTTCGGCCCTTTGCGGAGGGCAGGACCGAGCAGTGTGTGGGCAACGCCCCTACTGCTTAACCGATTGCGCCATAAAAATCGCTACCTATGGTGCAGTCTAGGGGGGACGTATAAGTTTGTACGTCCTCCCAATTTTTAATAAAGGAAAGTAAGATGGCAAGACCAAAAAAGTCTAATGAGATAGATGGAATAATAACTTCTATGGGATCTTTAGTTCCAGATCCTTCGCAAGTTGTAGTGTCTCCAGAGGGTACAGAACCTCCTAGAATTCAATCTAGCAATTCTTTAGCAGGAAGAGAGATATCCATAAATTTAAAGGCTAGCAGTTATTTTGGAGTTGGTCCTATTTGGCTTACTCCAGAAAATTACTGGTGTGTTGTACCAGATAATCTTACCTACGCTGAGTATGATACTATAGCAAAATCTATACAAAATGGAACTATTGTACTAGGAAAGGTATTTATCCCGCCGGTAGAGAAAGCATCTAACACTCTAGAGAAGTACTGGCTTATGATAGAGAGAAATGGTTTTGACAATAAGAAGACTAAAGCTGACTTTTCTATGTTGATAAGAAGAGGATCCGACTCAGGATGGACAGCTCTAGAAGTGGTAAATTATTGCCTAGAAAAGGAGAACTCCGGCAAACGCAGAAAAGAGGTCATCAGACTGCTAGAGCAAGTTATAAAGAATTATGATGGTCCGCTCAGACTGTACGATCCACCGGATAGTGGGCAAGGCATCAAAAAAGTTACTATAACTCCAGACGGCACAATGACGGCTACTACAAACTCGGGGACTGAGATCGCAAAGCCTGTAGCGGAGCCCTCTCCTCCTAAGGACTTTGTCCGAGGGAACAAGAGCGCAAGCCAAGCTGTTAACGAAATGTTTTCCTGATAAATGGCACTAATACTAGTCAGCTCAAATCCAGAATCAGCGGCGTCTGATTTTTATATAAATAAATCTCTAGAGCTGACTTATAATCAGCCTATAGACAGCACTAGTCTAACTGATAATGTCGTATTTCTGATAGACTTAGGATCTAATCAGAATGTTCCAGTAAGTATAGCACTGAAACCTACTGATTCAAAGGTTATAGTAGTTAATCCACTTGTAAACCTAAGAGAGAATACTAGCTACAGACTTATAGTGACTGGAGTAGACCAGGGAATGGGATACTCTCTAAGAGCTACTAGTACAGAGTTACTAGGAACAACTTCTGTAGTTTTATTTACTACCGGAGATAACGTTTATCAGATAGATACCACTATAGAAAAGCAGGCGTCTAACCTAACTCTAGAGGGAGATTTATTTCTTCCTACAAACATAAAGGCTTTAGGATATGATTTTACTATATCTAAAGTAAGACCAAGGAATCATAGTCACGGAATATCTGGAGCTATTACTGGAGACTCCACTGTTAGATTTAGCTTTACAAAAACTTTAATGACTGGAGTTGATTATTCAGATTGGGCTATTGTCAATGTATATCCATTATTAAATGATCCTCAGTATTTAGCGTACAGCGGCACATTAGCCGAAAATATAGCAATACCAGGATATACTATATCCACGAATAACAAAGACCTGCTGATATCTTTTGGTAGCGCATTACCACAAAATGTGGCGGTAGCTATAGACTTAAATAGCTCTATAACGTCTATAGACAATGAAGAATATGGGGGGGCTATGCAGTATATATTTAATACAGAGCTATCCACAATTGTGTATGGCCCAGAAATGGTGAAAAGAGAATTATCTTCTATAAACGATCAGCTAAATGACGACTATATTGGTGCTCTCTTATTTAAAAACTCCATGTTTTTATGGGAAAGGACAGGTAGAGGCTTAAACCTAGCTGAGTATCCATTCCCAGCTAAGCGCTGGGTACTACTAAGTACATTGCTGGATATAATGGAAGATAAAGATTATCATAAATTTGTGCTAGGAGGAACAAGGAGACAATTAGGAGATCTAAATGTTTCCATAGACAATCCCATAGGAAGGCTAGCTTTAAAAATAGCTAGAGTTCAGAAGGAAAGGGATATAGCTTTTGAGACCCTGTTTAAAGGATGGCAGTTCAAGGCCATAGCAGGATCTACTAGAGCATCATCTTCTATAGGGGACAGACTTTGGTATGATATTAATAATAGGTACACAGATCCTAATTATAAATACTTCCAATCGAACTACCCTGTAGCAAACGTTTACGTCAATCGTCACGCAAAAACCAATAACCCATTCTGGTACTAAAACATCATGCCAAGTTTCCTTTACACACACTACAAGAAAGCAGCCCTATCCGGGGCAGTTAGACTTAATACTGACAAGATCTATGCTATGCTAGTTGGTTCATCCTACGGACCACTAGTTGCAAACGGCACAGCAGAAATATCCCACATAGCTACAGGAGATGTTAAAGCCTATGAAATAGCAGCAGGTGGAGGGTACACCATAGGCGGGTTAGAGCTCGTAAATAAGACTTTGGTTGCCGACACTACAGACAAAGAAGGAGTTTTTGATGCTGATGACATTACTTGGTCAAACAGCACAATTACTGCGTCTGGTGCAATCATTTATGTTTCTGGATACAACAGCGGGCAGGCAAATGCTGAAATAGCTAAGAATGATGCTTTTGCTCAATCAAGAAGTTTCTTGATAGCGTTTGTTGACTTTGGCGCAAACCAATCCTCGTCTAACGGAACATTCAGAATATCTTGGAATAGCGAAGGCATCATTAACTGGACGTGATAGATGCGAGACAAGGAAGTAAATCCTATAAATACTTACTTCCTTGATCTAAGGAAACATTTAGAAGATCTTCAAACTACAAAAATAGACTTAAGTGACAAGTTTGACGATCTTATGAATGAAATGCTAGAGAATGGGTTTCAGTGGTTTGGTCTACGCCAGTTAGACTACACTAAACCATGCTCATGTAAACTAGTTTCTGATCCTAGATCAGGAAATTGTAAAAGATGTTTTAGACTTGGCTACGCCTTTACTGATTACATAGTTAAAGGTTATATGTGGATTAGTGCTTTAGGAATAGAGTTTAGGACAGCTACTGGCGACATATCTACCCAAAGAAAGAACTTAGTATTAAAACATAATAGACCAGTAAATAAATTTGATAGAGTGCTTCTGTTAGACATTGATTCTGAGACTGGTAAACTAAGGCAACCACTAAAAATAGTTAGAGATTTTTCTGTACAAGATGTTATATCCCTTACTGGCAAGAATGGTAGGGTAGAGTTCTGGAAATGCTCTATAGAAGAAAGAGCCTTAGACGATGGTAGGTTTGCAGATCAGGGAGTAGATTTTGACTACAAGGGGAATAGGTCAAATGCGGAACCTCAGTGACCTTCCCGAGTTTGGAGAGAACTATATACAATATTTTGATCCTTATTTGCAAAGCTTTGAGGTAAGGAGAAAGTCTAGAACAGACGGTAATCTATCCCTAGCTGAATCTATTGAGTATATTGGGATCCTAATGGCTAAGCATCAAATGTCTTATATACCATCTAAAAATAATAAAAATATAATTCTGTTCCCCTTCTTATTTGTAGAGCCGAAAGAAGGAGACAAAATATTAAATTTTGATACTAAAGAAGTCTATACTATTGATCAAGTAATAAGAAATCCAGTGACTAATCTATGGGAAGGGTTACTAAAGTTTAACTTAGTTAATCCGCCTAGCTTAGAGCAATCTCACAGTCTTCAATTTTTTACACAAAAAGATAAGTACATTAGGTTTAGACATGAGATGCCGGATGAGATCCCAAATCTAATAGGTGCAAACCTAGAGAAGCTGTTATTACAGCCTCCACCTATATTTCCAACAATAACCTGGACAGTAAAATCCGTGGAACCCGGAAGCCTAGGAAGAGTCTTTGACTCTAAAAAGGAATACAAGCCCCGACTTAGGGAGTCGGTAAAAGACCCCTTTGTCATGGGACATACTGTCGAGATATATGGACAATTCTTTGATAACATTGTTCAATTTGATAGTTGGTCTAACGATCCACGAACCAGCGATAGACTAATTAGATGGTTTGAACAATTCATGAGATTAAAAGCTGGAAACCTAATCCAGAACGGTCTTAGTCAGTTACTATTCTTCAAACGAACCGAAGACGAGTACAATAAGACCTGGAGACAGGCTTTCTCAGTTAGAGGATCACAATACTACCTTAGGACAGAACAGCTAGAAGCGGTTTACTCTAAAGATATTCTAAATATTGACATAAACCTAGATGTTAGCTTTTCTGATCCACAAAATAGAAAATTTAACTCGCCTAGATGGATAGCAGACCAATTAGTTACAGGTGAGCTAACCAATCAAGAATATAGAGAACTATTCTACAGATCAGGTGAGTATCAATTTGGATCTATAGAACTACGCCAATAGGAGATAAAAAATGGCTGAATACCTTCCAGGAATTAATGTTACGCTAAACGACCTAGGGTTGAAGGTAGCACCTCCGCCCGCTGGTCCAAAGATTACTCTACTAGGAGTAACCTCAAACACAGGTCTTAGGATAAGAGAGCCTTACACGGTTGCATCCGTTGAGAAGGCAATGAATACTCTTTACTTCGATCTTCCGAGTGGTGTCGCTCCAGGATCAATTGGTCTTGGCGTCTACGGCACGAACGGCAGAGTGCCAGGAGAGCTTGCTCTTGCTATAGAAGAGGCTATAAATGCAGGTGCGCCTAACGTTGAAATTATGATTATAAATACTTTATCAGGAAATGCTCTATTAGACTATCTACAGCCTGAGAACGGCAACTCCCAAAGATTCTTAGACCTCTCTGGGGCATACGAAGTATTAAGAAACAGAGATCTGGATGTTGTAGTGCCGGTAGGTGTTAGCATAGATGTTCTATTTACTGGAGTAGGAGAAGGGTCACTTAACTATGGCAAGCAGCTTGCTGACTTCTGCTTCAGATCAACTCAAGAGTCGAACTCTGCGGTTGGCGTAATCGGAGTACAGAAACCTACTGAGTGGGTGTTTGAGCATAGAGCGTTACTTGCTGCTAATGCTGCCTATAAAGCAGAGATTAAATCCATATTTAGCCTAACTGGTAACGAGGCAGACGGTACCAACGATATAATGATTACTGGACAGTGGACTAACTCCGCACTGTTTACAAACGAAAAGAAAAAAGACGTGTTTGCAGGCATAGAGTTTGGAATGCTGTCTGCTGCTCTAATTAATGAGTGGCACGCTTATCACTCGTATCCTGGAGATCTATCTAAGTCTGCAGTAGACATAACAAACACAACTTATTACGCTACTCCCTACTTGAACTGGCTCTATGGAGCTGCTGACCAAGAAGGAAAAATGTTGTCTGATACCAGTGACTCTGGATCAAGAAGCGTCAACATAGCATACTTTGACTCCTGGCAAGCAACTACCAGCGAAGGGGCGTTAGCTGTAGACGCAAGATCTAACAAGGTAGATGCTGGAGCTTATATAAGCGTCTTTAGCGCGCCTTTAAGATCAATAGGCACTTTAGTAAGGTCTGTAGCACTAGGCTACGCTGCTTCTCCTGCTAACACAAGCAGAAACACAAGCGGCGCGGCGGCTTACGGTGGTAAGATAGTAAGTCTTGCTCCGCAGTCGTCGACAACCAACAAGCAGATAGACGGGCTAACGGCCATGAGACTCTTGTCTGCCAGACAGGCCAACGACATGACTGGAATGCGTCACGTAACGATGTACTCCAGAACAAAAGGACTGACGGTTGCAAGCGGAGTGACAGGGGCGTTTAACGTTAGCAAGTATGTCAGATCTGACTATACAAGACTGACTACAATGAGAATTGTAGCAGCTGCAGCAGATCTAATAAGAGCCGTTGGCGATAAATACATTGGCGAGCCTAACAATGCTCCTCAGATGAACGCACTTGATGCAGAGATCGATCAGTTGCTACTGTCGATGAAGGGTCAGGGAGCGCTCAACTCCTATGACTTCTCTATATCATCAACTCCAGATCAGAGAGTGCTAGGACAGTTGGATATAAATCTAACTCTAGTCCCTGCATTCGAGATACAGGAAATAAACCTAGTAGTTTCTCTGAGCAAGGAACTATAAGGAGGTAATGAAGCATGGCTAATAAAGGTGCAGCACCATCGGGTTCACAAGGAGCTGGAGGAAGCTCTTTCACAAAAACCTATAACAGCTTCTCTGGCGTAGACATGGTTGCTACGTTCGGAGGTAAGGTTATAGGAGAGCTACAGGGTATATCCTTCACAGTTCAGAGAGAGAAGGCACCTATCTATACAATGGGAGACGCCGATCCTAGATCGTTCTCCCGTGGTAAGAGAGGAATTGCTGGATCTATCGTGTTTACAGTTTTCGATAGATCCTCACTACTGGAAGTTATGAAGGATAGACCTTATATAGCAAATCGTTACTCGATCCCTCAGGGCTTCGAGATTGCCGACGTTAACATCAATACTATAGAAATATTGCCAGGAGTCATTGCTCCTGCAGTAGGAGCAGCATCTCCTACAGTATCCAGAATTGCCTTGGACAAAGTTCTAGCAAGACCAAACTACCTAGATCAGGTTCTACCATTTGACATAGTTTTGACTGCATCTAATGAGTACGGTTCTGTAGCAAGAATGATGATTCACGGAGTTGAGATCATGAACGTCGGGTCGTCAATGTCTATAGATGACATCACGACAGACGAGGCTTGTACATTTATTGCTACTGCGATAACGCCATGGAGCAATCAGGGCTTCGTCGTAGTTGGCAGCGACGGCAAGTCAGCCACATTCGCTGGCGGCTGATAGTGTCAAAAACGTAGTATAGGAGGGGCAGGAACAGTCCTGTCCCTCTCTATTATTTTAGAGGAGTATCTATGGCCCAAAATCCAATTAAGGTACATCAAGCTCTGCAGGCTATGGCCGGAGCTGGAATCACTGTTAATAAATGGTTGGGAAATGGCTTGGGCCAAGCTGCATGGTCTGCTGTCCAAAACCAGAAGAGAAAATATAACGTAAATTTATTTTCTACAGAGGAAGAAGCTCAGATAAAAGCAGATGCCTCATCTAGATGGTCTAAATTTAGAAATTTTCAAACCTTTTCTGGCTCAGATATAAAAGCTGTAATGTATTTACCTATGTTGACAAAGGCTTCCCTAACAGGTAAGGAAACAACAAAGTTTAAGATATTTGCGGACCTGCAGACTATCTCTATATCCTCTACAAGGTCAGTATCTCCAATTAGAGTATTTGGGAGATCTAGCCCGATAGGCTATACCAGAGGAGCCAGAACTTTTGCTGGATCTTTGGTGTTTGCTACCATAAGAAGAGATCCTTTCCTAGATGTTGCAGATTCTAGTATAGCAGAAAGTCTAGTAAATTCTACAACTTCGCTTATAGCAGATCAGCTTCCACCCTTTTCAATAGTTATAACTGCAGTAAACGAAACTGGGACTGCCGCCACTCAGATTATTCACGGAATAACTATAACCAACTATGGCACAACTTATAGTATTGATGATCTATACACTGAGACTACCTACACTTACGTAGCAACAGACGTTCAGGTACTGTCGCCAGCTGACCTAAGACGTGGTATTGCGCCTACCCAAGAGCAAGCATCAGCCTTCTTTAAAAGCATTACTGACCTGGTGGAGACCAGCTTGTCAAAAGCTTATGGCACTGTGGGGGAAATCACAAATAGAATTGACTTGCTTAATAATAGAGCAAAGCTGGGAGCACTATTTAATGATCCAGCTTCTAACGACCCGTACTACTTCCAGAAACAGAATCCAATAGTAGGGCCTTAATCTATGGAACAGGTTTACATTTATTCTACAGCATCTACTGTAGCTGCGTTCTTAAATGGGTACCACATAGAGCAGGCTTATGGATTTAATTACAAAGAATCTGTGCCTAAAATTCCTATATATGGGTACAACGATTATGAGTTCTCAAAGGCTGTTCGAGGTAAGGGTATAGTTCAAGGTATATTAGTTCTAAATTTTGTTTTTCCGGGATATCTGAGTGCAGTTCTATCTCATAGGAATGATACATTTATACCTAAGTTGTATAACTATAATCTACCCGGAGGTCCAGGAGATTACTTGCCATCTACCGAAAAACAGGTACAGGAGCGTATACTAGCAAGCCTAGAAACTGAGCTACCGGCTAACTCCGGGGATGCTAGTAAAAAAGCTAGAGCTGAATTTATAGCAAAACTAATAGCAAAAAATAACCCAAATTCTAGAAAACAAACTAAGGATGCCTTATCTAGGTTTTTTAATATAGATCCAGGTAATGCTTATGATGTATCAAATCTTAGAACATCCAGGGGTAAGATCAATAGCCCATTAATAGCTAACTCAGAACCTAAGATAGGAAATCAGATAGATATATATTACCAGGATCCGGACTTGGCAACATGGTTTGTCAGGTTCAACAACGTACATTTCACAGACGTATCACAGAATATATCGCAGGCTGGAGCAGAAGGAAGCTCAGAGCCTCTATACGAAATTTATGAATTTATTGCTAAAAACAAAGAGATAATCGAGATAAAGTAACATGGCTGACACTAATCAAATTGTAGAGACTGCTAAGAAGAACGGACATAGAGTATTTAAAGCAAAAGTAGCTGGAGTAGAGTGCATCTACCGCAGCCTTACTAGAAAAGAATTTAGGGATATTCAGAAGAAGCTAGCTGAAAAAACCGAAACTATTCGCAAAACCAGTACAGCAGAAACTGCGGAGACCCAACTGAGTCTCCTAAAGGAAGAGGGGGAGGAGGAGCTTTTCATGAGAGCTGTTCTTCAGCCTAAGATTGGGAGTCAATTAGACCTTGCTACGCTACCTGCGGGTATGATTCCATCTTTATCCGAGCTCATCATGGGAGCTTCAGGATTTGGAGATGACGTAGAGCCCCAGGAGCTGTGAGATGTGGACAGCACAGCTTATAGCCTGACCTCAGATTGTTTCGGTTTTTGGCTGCTCGATCTTCGTGAGAGGAACGAGCAGCTTTTTTTATATGACTACTTAGGTAACAAATATGTATTTCGCCCACTACTCCTATCCGAGATAGAATCTATAACAAAGGTAGCTCCAGGTATACCAGAGTATATTGTAGACGAATGGGTAGTAAATAAGTGTCTACTGGCTACAACTGCTAGTAAAGAATATTTAAACGAGACTGGACCAGCTGGCATTATACCAGCCCTTGCCGCCTCCGTGATACGGCTGTCTTCTCCTGGAGACATCATAAAGATGGCTCAAACCATTGACAGCGAGAGATCTAAACTAGAAAGCGATCAAGGTATAATCCAAACTACCATGATAGCTGGTACAGGAAATTTATTGGGCAAAAACTACAAACAGCTAACCGCTAGAGAGCAAAGTAGATATCTAGCTATAGCAGAAAGTATATTAGGCAAAAAATTGGAAATACAGTCTACAAAACAAACTGTAGACAAGAAAGGAAAGAAAAGACAAGTATCTCCAGAGACTGCAGCTATGCTATCTCCAGACGCAGCAGATAAACCAGACATAGAAGCCGACAATAAAATGTTTAGAGCCCTATAGTGACAGGACCTCCTCCAAACTATATTGCAGAACGCAGACAGCAAGAAATTGCTGCTCAGCAACAGGAGAACTCTAGCTGGTTACTTCCTTGGGGAATTGGCATTGGTGCGATTGCACTAGGTGCCAAAGTATACAAAACTGGTCTAGCTAAGGAAGGAAACCTAGTAGCCAACATGCTCCATTTCTTGGGGCATGGAAATAGTTTAACTTCTAATATAGATGCTGTAGCTAACTCTGGAGTTTCCACAGCAGCCAGTGGAGCTTCTGGTATAAAAGGCATACTAACCAGTGCCTTTAATCTTAAGACTAGACAGTTACAACTAGGACCTGTAGATCTAATAAGAGATGTAAGAGCTAGCTTAGATGTTTTAGGATCAGTAAGATCCGGAGATGTAAGAAATATACTCAAAGATAGGCTTACTGAGAATATAAACAGACGCCATGTAAACTACGGAAATAATACTAGCTTTTTTGGAGACGAGCTACAAAGAGTAAGAATTAAAGAAGTTCTAGAAGATCAAGAAAGATGGTCTAAGGTTATAGGAAAGAATGAGTGGTCAGCCCTTAGTAAGGGTGTAGAAGAAGGATTAATAACCAAAGAAGCAGCCCTAGACAGAAGAATATTTAAAACAAGAACTGGAGATATCAGAGATGTAAGACTAAGAAATATATTTATGAGGTCTGCCCTATCTGAGACTGGGGAGTTGTCTTTAGTACCTAAAATAGATATATTTGGTCAAGCAAGTGTATTCAGATCATTAGTAGCGCAGCGACAGTCTGTTGCAGTTCTAAGATCTGCTACATCTAGAGAAACGGGAGGTAAGTTTAAAGGTCCTAGATTCTTTATAGGTGGAAATATATTTGGATATACCAAAGATGAAGCGGGTAATATAACAGAACAATTACTTGCTACAGGACAAAAACTTAGGAAGGAAGGAGATCGTTTAGAGGCGATAAGAGCAGCAAGAGAAGGAAGACTAAAACTAGAAGTAAAGAAAAGAGAAGGAGTAGTAGGAGGCCTAGTCAGTAAGTTTGAAAGGGCTACTGGAGTTGGTACTAGCTTCGCTAGCCAAAAATCATTTTTTAATAGATTAATAGAACCTATTACAAGACTTAGAGCTCTAGCTAGAGGAGAAGCAGAAGTCATAGAAGTAGAGGCTAAGAAGGGAGCCTACGCTCTTAAGGTAATAGAAAGAGAGTTTGGTGGAGAGATACCAGAGCTAATAGAAAAAAGCACTCCAGGAACAATAGTAAAAAGAAATGTTCCCTACGCCGAACTGCCTTTTGTAGAAAAATTCCTAACGCTATTAGACCTAAGTCCTAAGTACACTCTAGCTAAAGCTGGAAAGGTTTTACCAGAGCAGACTATGGTTGGTGCCGACCAGCTGGTTACTAAACCAGTTGGCACCGGCGGATTCCGAATAGTAAAGGGCAGACTAGGTAGAGAATTCTTAGAAAGTAAAACTGCTACCGGATTTTATGCAGCTCCAGAAAGCAGACTAATACCTGGTATATCCTCTATATCAGATTTTACATCTTATCTGGCCTACAGAACTTCTGGACTTGCATCTACTACTCTAGCGGGTATCAGTTATGCTCCGGCTAAAACCTTTGTAGGAAACTTAGCCAGAGTTGCTGCAGTACCTATGATATATGGAGCAGCAGCGGAAGCTCTAGAGTACGGAGATTATGCTCTAGAAACTTTAGTTGGAATATCCCCTAAGAAAACTTTAGGAAGTATATATGCCGGTATCAGAGGATTCCAGCAAGAAGCTAGAGAGCTAGTAGGAATACAGCAAGCTCTAAAATCTGCTGAAGAGAACTATCCAGGAAGCGTTGACAGTGAGCTAGGAGTAGTTCTTAGAAGTATAGTAGCACCCGCTGCAACGTTTGCTAAACTTGCAAAGAGCACTAGTATTGGAAAAGCAATAGCTGGTGCTGCTGCTGTCTTTGCTGCTATAGGAGGACCTGAACCTGGTCAATCAGCACAAGAGCTACAAGAAGAGTATAAAGGACAAAGAAAAGTAGCTATAAGAAAAGGTAGATACTGGGGAATGGGTAATACTCCTTTTGGAGGAGGAGAAATATCTAGGTATGATTATAGCTGGTATCATAAACTTATGTCTGACTATAGGTATAAATCTATCTATGGATCAAAGGATGAGTACTTCACTTATCATAGTAATGTCTTTGGCGTTCCGTTCCCAACTCCTAGCAATCTAGGCGGTCTGCTCAATATATTCAATCCATACAGACTAGAAGAACGTCTATCAGAAACTAGGCCATACGAAGCTACATCTGAGATGTTTGAGGAGGTCCCAGTATTTGGACCAATCCTGGCATCTACTATAGGTAGGATGATAAAGCCTAGCATAGAGAGAGATCCAAGTAGATATATATCTAAGACTGGAGTTTTACCAGGCGGACTAGATCCACAGACAGCTAGAGATCTAGGTATCCCAGATTTAAATATTACTGCTCCAGATTTTGATGATCCTATAGCTAGAATTCAGAAGATGGCAAATGTTGCCACTGAACCTCTAGGTGTCTATAAATTTGCAATGGAATTCTTTGGTGTAAAATTCAGTCCGGAGTTCCAGCAGCGTGCAGAGTCAAGTTTAATAGACTCGCCTTCTAGACAACTTTATGGTATGCAGCTAGGAGGTATGTTTGGGCAGACAGAGTTTCTAAGAAGATTTATGTTATCTGATTACGGTATAACTGTTAATACTGCTGCAATGGTAAACAGAGTCGGCAATATGACGCCAGACTGGTTACCAGGATCTAACTCAAGATTTGAAAGAGACAGATCTTATTTTATTGACTTTGGAACTGGAGACCCATTCTTAAAGGTAGAAGACGCAGAATCCAGACTTCCTGGCGCAGGCTATGAATCTTTAAACCCTCTACACTCTGGTAGGCCAGGAGAGTATGATGCAGTAGACAGATTCTTAATTCTAGCTGATGTCGCACCTTATAGCCAAGCATTTAAGTCTTACGAAAAGATGATTAGCGGTATGCGGTTAGATGAGTTTTGGCAAGGTAAAGTAGCCAGAGCTCTTGAGTATAAGAAAGGTATGACTTCTATAGAAAATAGATATCCTAGACATATGGACTCTCTTATAAGTATTAACGAGAGTCTACAAACTAATCCTGTATATAATGTTACAAGAAATCTTTACGACACTATAACACATGACTTTTTAGCTGAAATACCATGGATAGGATCTAAGCTTGCGCCGTTTAGAGATCCTTATGAGAAGTACAGAAAGCAGTATGTAGAAGGGTCTGAGTTCCCTTCCTGGTTTTATCCTGGCGAAGACATAATCAGACCTATACTGACCGAAACAGCTTTATCTAATCCATTTATTGGAGCAGTTAAGGGAGCTGGTTTAGCAGTTATGATGAGTAATCCATTTACAAAATTTATGAATCCTCTAGCTATAAGTCAAACTCAATCATCTTTCTTTAATGTACCGATGATTTCTGCTGGAGCTGCGGCAGGAGCTAGCTTAAGTGTGGGCAGAAGCTTACTTGGAATGGAGCAAAATTATGTACCAGATCATGTTAGAGCAGAATCTGAAACTATAGAATACTTAGACAAGATTACATATCTTAAAAATAGAGCTCTAGAAGAGCAAGCTATTGAGATGGGCCTACCTTCTCAGGCAAAAGAATTTAGAAGGCTACAAAGAAAGACAATGGTCGGAGCTAGAAATCCTGTAAGCATAAGAGCAGCTCTGCCTAAGTCTTCTGATAAAAGATATTTTGATGTCTTCTTACAGACTCCTATAGAAAAAAGAGATGAGCTTCTACAGGGTTTGCCTCCTTACATGGGCTACGCTCTGACTAAAACTTGGGAAAGAGATATAGGAAAACAGGAGCAGGCCGATGCTGAGACAGCGGCTTTCTTTGCTGAAAAAGAGATACCTGACACTGATTGGCTAGGTTGGCACCCATCAGTAGACATACCGTCCATGAAATTGAATATAGTTCAACATGGGATAAACGGCATATCAGACAACTATCATAGATTTGGTTTTTACGAGTCTCACGAGAGAACGCTAAAGCAGAACTATCCCGATCTAGCTAATCAATCTATTAACTTTACTGCACCAATTAACTATGCCAATCATAAAAATATGTATAGGACTTTGGGTCAAAATATTACTAATAATCTAAGAGGATCTGTATCTATGGACGCTACTGCATATGGAGCAAGATACACCACTAGACTGCAAATAGATAGGTCTAAAGAATTATTAAACGACTACAGAAACGAGAGTAGATAATGGCAGCACCAGATAACCCAATCCAAGCTACTATAGATAAACTATTTTCTGGTGGTGCTTCAAAGACCTCAGACTACCTACTCAAGCTATCTGAATTTAGATCATCCGTTGGACTTAGTCCGATGGAAAGAGCTTCATTCTTAATTGCTAGCACAGATCCATTTGGAATACTTAGAAGATATGGAGAGTTTAGTAAAACTAGAACTTTAGAGGGATCTGCTAAGTTCAAAGGATCGACTCTAGAAAGGGTTAAAGTATTAGATAGATTTCAGAGCGTATCTGCAAAGATTAGCTCTTTTATGTCCGGAGGAAAGTTTGATATAGATACATTTGATGTATTTCCTCAGCTAAAAACTGGTTTACAGAAAAGACTATATTCTGCTTTTGGCAGGTTGTCACAAGTAGAAGGCTTAGAATTATTAGAGAAGGGTAAGGAAATATACCTTGGTAGCGCACAGTTAGGTTTTATACCATTACCTGTACAAGGTGCAAAAGGCACTCTAGAAGGCGGAATTGTACAGTTAGGACAAAGTCGTAGAGGTGCTTATCAATTAATGACTATGGGCCGTGAACTATCTGAACAATCCTACTCTGAAGTATTCTATAGAAAACTAGCTGAAGTGGTGGAAGATCTGAGCGACAGAAAACTGTCTGCTCCAGGAGCTGCAGAAAGAGTAATAAAAAAATTAAAAACTATATCCACACAACAAGTAGGCATAAGCGCAACTGGAAAGGCGCTAAAGCTGTCTGCACTACTTGGATCTCCAGAAAAGATAAGAGGGATGTCTGACACGGCTTTGACCGCAATGTATCAAGGTCAGCAAGCTGTAGTAGTAGAGGAGTCATTGGGCAGGGCTGGTAAATCTGGAGAAGAGTTTGTAAGTGAAATATTTAGGAAGAGAAAAGAATTTACTGATGCTAAAAGAGTTATAAGTCAGCTAACTAGTAGCAGAGGAGTCTCTATACCTGAAGATATTCCGTTCTTGAATAAGGCTCGATTTGGCGGAAAGATGCCAACTGCAGGTCAAGCTATTAGGGCTGCCTACGAGGTTGTAGATAGATACACATCTGTAGATCTGCCTGCAATGTATGAGAAGTTAGGCATATCAGGAATGTCCCCTATGAGCAAGGCGGACTTCCTTGTAGAAGCAAAGAAAAGACTTGTAGTATCAGCTAGCTCAGCAAATAGACTATTTGGAGCATTCTTTAGCAGAAGAGCTAGAGAAAAAGGTATGCATCAGGAATATAAATCTGCTGGAATTTCTAGATTAGAGTCTAGACAGATTATAAAATCAGGAGGAAGACCAGTACCTTTCTTTGCTACTGAAGAACAATTACTTCAAACTCCTAGAAAATTAGTAGCCACTAGAAGACCATTTAGAGCTTTAGTCTTAGACTTTAACAGTGAAATTGCTTCTCAGATATTTACTCAAGATGCAGGAGCAATATTTACAGAGAAAGGTTTAGCTGGTGTAGCTAGAAGACAGCATCTTGGTCAGATAAAAATAAAAGGTGCAGGAGAAAATCTATTACACGCATTTGAAACTTTAACTGGAGTTAGTGCATTAGATAAAAACGCCTTAGGAACTCTTGAAATATCTAGAGCAGAATTCCAAAGAGCAACTAACTTTTCAATAAAAAGACACTTCCTTACCGAGAGAGAAAGTGCAATAAGAAGTCTGGCTTATTCCTATTCTGGCAAAACAAAAACTTATACGGAGAGAGCTGGGTTTGGTATACTTAAACAAATAAGCGAATCTACATCTGCACTAGGAAGGATAGCTGGAGAAGGAGGCATACTTGTAGCTCCTGCCTATGAACAAGGCACTCTAAAAATGAATATAATGTCCAAAGGCATGGTTGCCGCTGGATCTACTGGATTAGTTTTAGGAGGAGTAAGAGAAACTGGAATTGCTACAAGAACTGACCATGTGTTAAATAGAGACTTAGATGCAGTAGGAGGTCTTAGAAACAAACTAGCTCAAGCTTTTGGTGTAGATCTAATTATAGCAAAAACAGATTTCCAAAAGATGGCTACTCTCGATGTCTTCCTAGAAAACTTCCATTCTATTTTACAAAGAAATGGTCTACAGGATCAGTTTAGTAAAATTCTAGGGAAGGGAAGCCAGGTTGTTGTTGCAGGAGGAGGATACACTGTTGCTACTGCTGCTTCAAAAGGTGAGGCCGCTAAACGCGCAATGCGAGTTATAAAAGAATTGAGAAGATTGGGTAATGCTGATCCAAAGTACAGAGAAATTGCGGATCAGATGCTGAGAGAAAGAACTAAATCAGTAGGTAAAGTAGGATTTGGTGGACCTATAAACTTAGCTAGAATTGGAGCTGCTGCCTCGCTTTCCGGCCTAACCGAGATGCAGAAGATTGCTGGAGCAGGAACTATAGTTGAGCTGCCTGGATTTATAAGATCAGACCAAAGATTAGACACTAACATGTCTAATAGGATTAAGATAACTTTAGGTAAGTTTAAGACTCTAGCGTTTGGCTCAGCAATGCTAGGTTATAAAAATGCTATGGAAGATCCGCTAGTTAGAGACCTAGCGTTTAGATATAAGATGTTTAACTGGAATCCAAAGAAGAATGACTTTGTTCTAGGTAACGATCATCCTATAAAGAAATTCCTAAGAGCTCTAACTGATCCAGATGCTCTCAAGTTAAAAGAGTCTGAAATCATAAAGATCAAAAACGGAGAGCTTTTCCTAGGAGATAAGAAGCTAAAAGCTTTACCAGATATACAACAATTTTCTAGCAAGTCTGGCGGAGTCAGCAAAGAAGCTTTGAAAGGTACAATACTAGATCCAGACATTGGTGATTTTTTCTATCTTGATCTAGGAAAGAAAACAAAATTAAATCTACTAGGGCAGGATGTAAAAGGTAAAGACATTCTAGGAGGAATGGAGCATAGATATATACCAATTCCTAAGAAGCTGATCAGGGCTGATAAAGCAGTAGATGGAAGGATAGTTATAGGCAAAACCCACCCTGGGTATGCTATGCTACAGATGCTTACTAATATAGAAGGCGGAAGAGGAGGGCAAGACATTGCTCCAGCTGCAATGAGAGCTATATTTGAAAAACTTGGCGGTAAGAAAGGCTTGCTAGCTAAGATGCATACTATACACTTAGACGAAGGATTCTCAGGAAGACTGGTTCCTCAACAATCTATTCTGTTGAATGCGGCTGACTTTACCACTCCAAGTAAGATATTTGATGCCGCTGTATCGAGAGAACAATTAATATCTGCAATAGAAACTAGGCGCGGCCAAGTAGACAAAAAATTATATGAGAGACTTCTAAAGACTGCTAAAGAAGATAAATATATGTTCAGTATGCTTATGGCTGACCCAACCCAGAGACCTGGGCATATGTCAGCGTTTAGAATTGAGTTACTTGATACTGCACTAGACGTTAAAGCAAGAGGTAGAGTTCCTATAGAGTCTTTAGGCATAGATGTGCAGATGCATCCCCTAGCCTATAAATTATTTGAAAGAGATACAGATAACGACAGAATAGCTATGCGGCTCCTAGGGGGCTCAACAGCTGAACTAGAAGAAAGAATTGCTAGACAAGTTTCTGCTATTGAGCCTTCTCTAGGTTACTTTGCAGAGAAATTCTCTAAAGCTGCCGAAACTGCTACTGCAGTAGGAAAAGTAACTCAAGAAACTTTAGGAGAGATGTTCTCAGCTTTTATAGGACA